TCTGAGTATGGCCGTATGGCTCGCAGAAGACACCTACGATCACTCAGAAGACCCGCAGCACATAAGTGCTACCTCACTACTAAAACCAACCAAACAGCTCTGTTTGGGCTCTAAAATGGCCCTTAATGACTCATTGACGGACGTAGCCTCACTGGTTGCTAGTAAAATGGGTACAGCTATCCACGATAGTATCGAAAGAGCTTGGTTAAACAACTATAAAACCAGCCTACAAGATCTTGGTTATCCCAATAACGTGATCGAGAGGGTGTTAATCAATCCAGATCCAAAGGATCTAACAGAAGACACCATACCGGTTTACATGGAGCAGCGGGTAAACAAGGTCGTTGACGGATATAACATATCAGGGAAATTTGATTTTGTTATTGAAGGAAGACTCGAGGATTTTAAATCGACTGGTACCTTTACTTACCTCAAGAAAACCAATGATGAGAAATACATCATGCAGGGAAGTATCTACCGCTGGTTAAACCCTGAGATCATTACAAACGATCACATGGCTATTCAATTCATTTTTACTGATTGGCAGGCTATGCGAGCCAACACAGATAAAAATTATCCCAAGAACCGTGTAATGGAATACGTTCTACCCCTGAAAAGTGTAGAGGCAACTGAAGCTTTTGTTAGAAACAAGCTAGCAGAAGTAACCTCCAACATGAATAAGAATCAGGATGACATGCCACCGTGTACTGACGAGGAATTATGGCGATCAGCGCCGGTATGGAAGTATTACAAGAGCGGTAAAATAACTGCTAGAAGCACCAAGAATTTCGATGACATTGTTCAGGCCAACATTCAGTTAAGCAATGATGGTAACAGTGGAATCGTAGTCGAAGTAAAAGGGGAAGTGAAGGCGTGTAGATACTGTCCTGCAGCTTCCATTTGCAATCAGGCATCTGCTTACATAGCAGATGGTACTTTAAAACTTTAGGAGAACAACATGGCTTTTCCAGCAATCACAGCAGGCCTGAAAACCATTGGTATAACACTTGGATTAGTAAAAATGGGGCAAGAAATCTACGAATGGTTTGAGGATTTAGCTCCAAAAACCAAACCTGTAGAAGTACCTACTGCTACCAGCTGCCGCAAAAAGTACGATACAACGCAGTTCACACAGGAACATTTTGATCATGTCTTGGAAGCATACAAAGTACACGTTATAAAAAATACTGGTGGTAAAAAGCAAACACAGGACGAACTTACCCATCAGTTAAATGGAGAGCTTTCATTGAACAAAGGTAAGACCTCCTATTCTCGTATCTGGCGAGGCAAGGTTAATCGAGAAGACTTGCCTTCATCTATAATTCCTACCTCTGAGGCATAACATGCGAAATCTTGATGAACTGGAATACCATGGTAAGTCGGAAGAAGTGGTTAAAATTCTGTGTAATAAAACACAGAGCGCTAACCCGTTATTCTTTCGTGTGCTGATTGGTTATTACTTTTCTAAAGTCGCCTCAATGATGCGAGCCAAGATTGATACACACGATCGGGGAATTATCCCGATCAATATGTATGCTATGAACTTGGCAACATCAGGTCAGGGTAAAGGACACTCCACTAACATTGTGGAAGAAAAGATTATCAATCAGTTCAAGGAATTATTCCTTGAGGAAACCTTTCCTGCTATTGGTGAAACCAACCTAAATAAACTAGCGGTACAGCGTGCCAATCGTAAGACGATCACAACTAATATTGTTGTGGATCCTAACGATGAGTATGAGCGCGTTAAAAAAGAGTTCGATAATCTAGGCGTACTCGCCTTCTCATTCGACTCAGGTACTACAGCTGCGGTTAAGCAGATGCGTCATAAGCTATTAATGGCAAATGCAGGATCCATGAACATGGAAATTGACGAGATAGGCTCAAACCTATTGGGTCAAGTTGATGTGTTGAATACATTCCTAGAATTGTATGACGTAGGTAAAGTTAAACAAAAACTGACCAAGAACACTTCGGAGAATGTCCGAAGCGAAGAGATCGATGGCAAGACTCCTACTAACATGATGCTATTTGGTACTCCATCCAAGTTGCTGAGTGGCGGACGAGTAGAGGAAGAATTTTATTCTATGCTCGAAACAGGGTATGCCAGACGTTGCTTCTTTGGTTACAGCAGAGCAAATCCTAAGCAGACCAAGCTTACTCCAGAACAGGTCTTTGACTTGTTAACGGATACCTCAGGTGACGTTTACCTAGAGGGACTGTCTACCCACTTGGGTCAACTGGCAGACCGTATTAACTTTGATAAAAAGTTAACTATGGATAAAGCAGTAAGTCTTCTTTTGATTGAGTATCGGCTTTATTGCGAAGAGTTATCTGAAAGCTATGCAGAGCACGAAGAGATCCGTAAGGCAGAAATGTCTCATAGATACTTTAAGGCACTCAAGCTTGCAGGGGCCTACGCTTTCATTGATGGTTCATCTTGCATAACTGAAGATCACTTATACAGTGCTATCAAGTTAGCTGAGGAATCAGGGGAAGCATTCACAAGGCTACTCACTCGTGACCGTAACTATGTGAAGCTAGCAAAATATATAGCTGAGATCGGCCGTGAGGTCACACACGTTGATTTGGTCGAAGACCTACCCTTCTACAAGGGTGCAGAAGCAGCGAAGCGTGAGCTCATGACACTGGCTATTGCCTATGGGTATAAGAACAACATTATCATCAAGCGTATGTTCAATGATGGTATCGAGTTCTTGAAAGGTGAATCACTACAGAAGACAGATTTGAATAAAGTCTTGATCTCCTACGGTACAGAGATGGCTGCTAACTACAGCAATGAAGAAGTCCCGTTTGATCAGCTGCATAAGCTGACTCAGCTGGATGGATACCATTGGGTAGCGCATCACCTCCTCGATGGTTACCGCAAGGAAGAGAATGCATTGCCGGGATTTAATCTGGTAGTGGTCGATGTAGATGGTGGTACTGAAATGAACACAGCTAAGATGCTGTTGAAGGACTACAAATGTATGTTCTACACAACGAAGCGTCATTCTGCTACTAACAATCGGTACCGGATTATCTTCCCAATAAGCTACACCCTCCGTATGGACTCGAAAGATTATAAAGAGTTCATGTCTAATATCTATGAATGGCTCCCATTCTCAGTGGATACACAGACCAATCAGAGAGCCCGTAAGTGGATGTCACACAACGGAATCTATGAGTATGTAGACGGAGAGATGCTGGATGCTTTGCTATTCATTCCTAAGACTACCAAGAATGAAGAGCGTAAGAAAATTGTTAATGATCAACAATCTCTATCTAACATAGAGCGTTGGTTCGTGAACAATACTGGCATTGGCAATCGCTCAAACCAGCTGATCAAGTACGCATTGCTATTAGTGGATTCAGGCCAAAGTCTGGACACTGTTAGAAATAACGTACTAGCCCTTAACAACAAACTGCAGGATAAGATGGAAGAGACAGAAGTACTCACCACTATTCTTGTATCCGCAACACGGGCAATTGCTACAAGAGATAACGCATAGGGCGGCTCCCCGCCCCTTTGTGCATCAAAAACAAGGAACTATAATGAACGACAATCTGGTATTGATCAGCGGTGAAAGTGCCACCGGTAAATCGGCATCACTGAAAGATCTTCAGAACCCTGCAGGCATCTGGTATTGCAATACCGAATCCAACAAACGCTTACCCTTTAAGAGTGGATTTCGTGAGTTTAATATCGTGGATCCATTGCAGATTCATGAAGTATTTCAACGAGCGGAAGAAGACAAAGACTGTCATACGATCATTATTGATTCACTCACGTTCCTCATGGATCAGTTTGAATCTATTTATGTTCTACCTTCTGCAAATACAATGAAGGCATGGGGCGACTTTGCACAATACTTTAAGACTTTGATGCAAGCCCATGTAGCTACATCCACTAAGAATGTCTACTTCACTGCCCACACAGTAGGTACCCTCAATGAAAATGAAAATGTCATTGAAACCAAGGTACCTGTGAAAGGCTCATTGAAGAATAATGGAATCGAGGCCTACTTCTCTACAGTAGTTTCAACTAAGCGAGTGAAGATTAAAGATCTTGCTAATTACTCCTCGCCCTTCTTGAACATCACAGAAGAAGAGGAAATGCTTGGTTTTAAATACTGCTTTCAAACACGACTGACCAAAGGAACCATATCAGAACGCATTCGTTCTCCTATGGGAATGTGGGCAGTAAACGAGACTTACATTGACAACAATGTTGAGTTCTTAAATACCCGATTGGCTGAATACTACAGCTAAGTCATTAATCATCTGGCTACTCAGTAGCCAGCTTTTACCAAGAGAGAAAATTATGTCACTACTAGACAGCTTAAAAACAGACAACAACATTGCCAACGAATCTGATGTATTAGGTGGCGGCGGCGCAGTTGAATCTGGTGTATACGATGCAACCATCAAAGTTGCTTACATCGGTAAATCAACTGGTGGAGCCATGAGCTTGAACCTAGAGCTCAACATGGGTGGACGCGATGTGCGTCAACAACTTTGGGTTACCTCTGGCGATGCTAAGGGCAACAAAAACTACTACGAGAGAGACGGTAAGCGCAACTACCTACCGGGCTTCAACATTGCAAATGCCTTGTCCCTACTCACAGTAGGTAAAGAAATTTCTCAGTTGGATACCGAAGACAAGGTACTGAAGCTATGGAGCTACGATGCCAAGGCTGAGGTTCCTACCACTGTTCCTGTATTGACTGATCTTACCGGTCAAGAGATCCGTGTAGGTATGATCAAGCAAACTGTGGATAAAAACGTCAAGAATGATGCGGGCGCTTATGTACCATCAGGTGAAACTCGAGAAGAAAACGAGATTGATAAGTTATTCCGCTCAAAGGATGGGCTCACAGTAGCCGAAATCCGTGCTGAGGCGACCTCTGCAGACTTTATGGATGCATGGGCGAAGAAGTGGACTGGTGTAACTAAAAACAAGGCTAAGGGCGCTACAGGCGGTTCTACAGCTGGTGCACCTAAAGCTGCAGCAGCACCTAAGTCAACCTCGTTGTTCAGCTAATGGCTGATTCTATAACTAACACAGGGAAACCTGTGGTTTTTATAGGCATAGACCCCGGAGCTAAGGGGTCTATATGCGTTCTTGCACCGAACCAAAACGAAGTCATGTTCTACCCGACCACTGATAAGCCTTTCGAGTTGCTCGAAAGAATCCTGCATCTGAAGGAAACATGCGATGTGAAAGCCATCATGATTGAGGATGTTCACTCGATCCATGGTGCATCTGCTAAATCAAACTTTATGTTTGGATACAACGTAGGTGTAGTTAATACCTTGGCTCAGGCTACAGGCATCATGGTTATGCGAGTACAGCCTAAGGTGTGGCAGAAACACGTTGGAGTTAAAGCTAAGGGTAACGATATTAAAAAAGAAGTCGCAAGTATATGTGACAGACTTTACCCAGCTGTAACCATCAGAGGGCCCAGAGGTGGATTGCTGGACGGGTGCAGTGATGCACTCATGATAGCCCACTATGCAGCCCAAACTTATGTGATCCATAATTAAGGAAATCAAATGAAAATCGTACTGACCCAACCTGAAATTGAAATTGCCTTGGTAGATTATGTTACCTCTCAGGGTATTTCACTGGAAGGTAAGACCGTAACAGTTGACATGACTGCCGGTCGCAAAGAGAACGGCTTCATAGCTGAGATTGCCATCGATGATGAAGATGACAAACCAAAGAAAGCTGGAGCTAAAAAGTCACCCAAGAAAGAAGTTGAAAAAGTAACAGCAGAAGAAGTTGAAGAGGCAGTCGAAGACACACCTCCATTCACCCCTTCTATCCCTGCAACTACTAAACCAATCTTCGGGGATTAAAACCTATGGATAACATAGTGGCCTTTATTAAGACCTTTATGATTATCTGTGTAGTGATAGCCCTACTCCTGACCGGAGTAGGGTTTATAGCACTAATGGTCATAGGGCTAATTGGGGCGATCATCTTCTACGGTGTTAAAGCAGTAGATGACGATCCCGATGATGAGAAAGATAAATAACCTCACCACACAGAACCGAGTGCATTCATGGTAAGTATGTCCCCAGCGGCACTTGCTCCCATGAGTGGACTCCCTACTACATCAAACACACCTTTATTGAATGGAACAGCACTATCCATAATTACTGAAAGATCCCCGAAGAAAGAATTGAGTATCAGCGTAACCAAGGTAGAGCTTGGATTGTCTTTTAGAACTTCCCAGATTACCTTTTGTACTCTTATGGTGTACTTAGTGAACCACAACAAACCAACATCGTTACCATACTGAAGCACGGTACTGGTGGGGATGTCATAGTTAATGAAAATATCCACTACTTTATTAATCGAATCTTCTTTGCTGAGTGGATTATTAGCACGAGTGGTGAAGTGCTTATGTAGCGCATATCGCGCTACGAAATCACTCATTCGTACAGCATTATTCATAACCTTGTACAGCGGAGTATCATGAGCCATGTATAGAGTTCTGGCTGCTGTCTTAATAGGAGCAGGCACCCAATCTGTCTTGGCTTCAATCTTCTTATCCAAATCTGTTTTATAAGAATAAGTATTTTCCTCGCCTTCAATGTCTTCAATAATTGATTGCAAAACCCCCGCATCAACCAATTCGTGTACTGGATTTTTAGCCAAGTCATGCTCTAATTCAGCAATACGCGATTCCGTCTTTCGAGTCACAGTGGTAGATAGTCTACTTCTACCTGCGATGTCTTGTTTATCAACAACAAGAGTCTGTCTCAAACTATCCAACTCAAGCTTATCTTTTTGATACCGCAATAAACCGTTAGTTGCTTCCCACTGCAAATTAACAATATCTTTCATTGATACACCAAGCATTTTTAGCAACAAGCTATTAGATGCGAAGTTAGCTGCAGTAACCGTACCGGTTTTTACAACAATGAAATCTTTACCTTCTTTAACTACCTATTTCACGATAGCTTCAAACTTACGCAATTTAGTAGGTAAGTGGGCTCCTGCAAAATACTGAGTAGTGAATTTAACAGCCATCTTTTCAATGCGATTCAAGTCCTCTGCATCTTTGTTATACATATCAAAGATACTTGGTTTACGCTGACCAAAAATCAACGGCACTAAGTCCTTCCTTATCACCATCCCGTTAGGCCCCCAAACTCTATTTACTTCTCGCTTGGTTTCCTCCGGTAGCATCAACCATCTTTCTCTCATGGCTTTGTCAGTAGACGTAGGGCCGACTCTTACATAGATATTACTATGCTTAGAGTAGTCTGTTTTATACTGGTCATATAAAGCTTCCACCGTCTTCTTGTTCACTGTAGCACTGTTAACTTTATCAATAATATTACCTGCCATAGCTCCCATGATTGCATCGAAATCATTGTGACGTTCCAAGAGGCTGTCTCTGGTATCCTCTTCCATCATATAGCGGTAACCGTTGGACTCCATATCCTTACCAATGATAGGCACCATCAAATTTCTAGTTGGATCTATGGGTGCCTCACCAGACTGGAACATAGCATCACCGGCTTTTGCTTTACTCTGCTTTATTCTAGCATTATGCAAAGTAGCTACAGTGGCACCATTGTTCACACCCAGCTGTTCCTGAATTTGCAATACATCTGCACCTCTGGCGTGTTTCTCAGTTAGTGAGAAAGTACCTGCACTGTATGTACTAGGCGCTCCATCACGATTAACGTAGATGTATAAATCATCCTGCACAGGATCCTTTGGATCCCTCTTCACACGCTTTTCAAGACGGGTGTAACCTTGATCAAGTAACTCCATGCCCAGTGCTTTGGTGGTAACTTTCAAGGCTATACGAGGATTAGTGATCTGAGCAATATGTCCTTTTACAAAAGACTCAGGGTTACCTTGAAAATTGTAGAGTTTAGCCTGCTCTTTCAAGTCTTGATGCAAAGCCAATGTAGTTACAAAACCGTCGCTCTTGTCAGTGGATGCCCGGGCCTGTTCGCTGGTTATAAGATCAGCCACCAATTTCTTCTGTGCTTTCGCAGAGAAACTTAGTGCATAGAGGGTCGCCAACATATCAATGTCTTTTTCTATACCAGTAATAGAATCTGCGTTTAGATTGCCTACCATCGGCCGAGAAGTGCCGGCCAATCTAGCAATGTTATAAGCATTCACATTGGTCACATCTTCAATAGGCTGCCCAACCACCATCAGATAACCCAAGCTTCTGGCAGATCTGCGATAAAAGTTGTGGTGCTTACTCTTCTTAAGCCTAACTTGGATGTCCCTAATACTCTTATTCAAGAATGCTGGATCCACCATCATTTGCTTCATCTCATCAAGAGTAAAATCATTCATTAATGAGGACAAATCTGTTTTAAGAACAACCTTAGTTAACGCAGCCTTGGTTGCTGTAGTCAGTGGATTAAGTGGATCATACGCAGAGGAGACTACGTTTTTAACAATAGTAGACATGTGCTTACGCGCCTGATCCACCATCTTATTGGAGTACCTATTGAGCTCATGCATCTTCACATTTTCTTTCGTCATGCCTTGCAGCTCAGTTATCAGCTCTTGGATCAAACCATACTTACCACTCTGCATAGCGTCCCGTGCTTTGTTGGTAACTGCGCGGAATGCTTCAGGCTGGTTGGCCTCCAGTATTCTTACCGCCTTACCGCCGATAGATATTAGACCCGGCTTTGCATCTTTAACTCTTTGAGAGTTCGCCCACTTCTGCATAGGGATAGATACAGCACCTATCAATTTTCCCATACCTTCTGTTAAGACATTGCTACCGTTACTTAGTGCGGTAAGCACGCCATTTTTGTGACGCAGTTCAATGTTCAACATATCCTTAACTAATGCTTCTAACTGCTTGTCTTTACTGACATTAGTGGAATTGATCAGACGGTCATTAATAATTTCAAGCAATGTATCAAATACTGCTTTCATTTTTTCATACAGAGTAGTTTTACCCAACCAAGCTTCTTTAACCGAACCTGCGTTTAATTTGTCACTCGCAAGCAATGTTTTCATGCGCTGGTTAGTTAAACCAAAAGCTACAAATTCATGTAGGTGCTTCGAGGATCCGTCACCTACCACAGGAGCCCCTGTGCGTGGATCTATGGCTGTTTCTGGACGGAACATGTGATCATAGCGAGCTTGGGCCGCTTCGAGCTGTGCGGCATACTCAACGTCCGTAGGTACAAGCGTTTGATCTTCTATAAAGTCTTCTGGCTTTAATTTAGCCTTGGCTAATCGCCAAAGACGGGTAATAGCTCTCTGGTTTGTCCCGCCCACATTCAGAAACTTTGCGGTGATGTTGTGCACCATTTCATGCACTAGCACCTCTTGAGATGACATGCGGGTACCCATCGAAAGTATCCTGCTACCTTCAGGTTGTGTTTCATCGATTCTGTGCTGCAGGTACATATCGGTTAGTGTGGTTAAACCAATAGATTCATTGCCTACCGCCTCATTCAAATGGAGGGAGAAATCCACGAGTTGCTTATTCACTATAGAGGAAAGCATTTCTAGTAAATGAGTCTTGTGCTCAGGCGAGGGTTGAACCGTACCTTTGTCTTCCATGCTGTTAAACACATCTATGCTGTTCATCTTACTCACAGTTTGGCTGTGCTTACTGAAAGAATTAATGAAAGCCTCTGCGTCTAAAGTTTGAGAACCGAAGGAGTCCTTGTCGACTACGATGTGCTCCCCAGAGTTGAAGAAGTAGTTATTCCAGCTCTGCAGCGTTGGGAGCAACTTAGCACGCCCAGTCTTTACTCTACCGTTGGTTTTTTGTAACAAGGCAAAGTTCTCATCCATGGAATCCAATGGATCAAGTTCTTTAGCTCCCGGGTACTTACCTGAATCATAACCTGCTTGAGTTATCACACCGACCTTGGGTGCGTAATATCTCACCTCTCTAGCATAGTAAAGCTCAGATAATCTTTCTTTCTCTGCAGGATCTTTCACTGTTTCTAGGAAAGCCAAGTAACTTTCTTGAGTTCTGGCAGCACTGTCAGCGACAGCGCCCATCAAACTATAATTATTCATTACTTCATAGAAAGCTTCGTTTAATAACTTGGCTCCTTTCTGCGTGTCAAACACACCAGTGATAATCGCATCATGTATATTCATGACACCCATCTGTGACAACACACGGGTCATAATTGCAGCGTCAAGACTGTGGATAAGTAGCACAACACCACCAACACCAGCCTCTTCCATTACTGACATAAACCCATTTGCGTTACTGGTAGAAGTGTTGGTTTTTGTGCGGTTACCTTCGACAAAGTTATCGATCTTTTTACCGAAAGCAACCTGTGTTTTAAAGGCAGGTTTGCGAACTGCTGAGGCTTTCTGTTTGCCAACAACAATACCGCCACTGATAGCTTCACTTTTGCTTCCCTGAGAATAATAACTAGCTACTGCAGGAAAAGCCTCTTCAAGTTTCCTCTCGATTTCTTTGACTTGCTTTAAAGTAATATCGAATGAGGAAGCATACACATCACTTGCCGTGCGTGCCTTATC